TTGTTCAGCAGTCCAAGTAGAACCGTTTTGAGATTTAAACATAACACCAGCATATGGTTGTTGTGATATTGTTCTATTTGAACCAACTTGATTTTCACCTATTCTAGCAACCCAAGCATTATAATCTTGCGAGTTTGCCAATACTACAAAACAATATTCTACGTTTTGTTGAATATATACAGGACTAGGGAAAGTAAATGTAGTTGGCGTTGAACTATCAGCACTTGTGCTTACTGCACTAGGATTTAAGGTTACTTCACCAAAAGGTAATATTGTAGTTGAAGGATAACCGTTTACAACTTCTCTTAATTGCATTGTAATTGGTATTGTAGAATCTTTTGATTGAAAATATAAATCAACTGAAGTTAAGAAAACTCCACCTGGGTCATCAACCAAGAATGTTTGTGCCAAAGGATCCCACCAACCTACTTGTCTTTCAGTTGTTCTTGTACTTGTTCTTTGTATATTTCTTGTCTCTTCAACATTTTGTCTAACTCTTCTTGCTTCTCTTGTTGAGATAACGGTTTCTTGAACCGTATCTAAAGTACCTCTTGCTGTGTACTCAACTTCACCAGCTGTGGAAATTTGTGAATTTCTATCATCTGTACTTGAAGCAGTTAATCTAAATGTTCTTGTACCTGTTCGCCATCTAGGATTTGAATTTATTTTAGGGTCAGGTATTGCAAAAGTACCTGATACTTCACCTTGAGCATTTGATATAATATTACCACCTAAAGAACCACCTGTTGGTGTAATATATTGATTGATTGCTTGTTCATCAAAGAAAGCATATAACCTAGTATTAGGTTTAAATCTTTTACCTGTGAAGTTTACCGTTCTACTTCTTATGAAAGGTATAAATGCAACATTTATAACTCTGTCGCCTAATGATTCTCTTACAACTTGAGGAACTATGGCACTTCTAATACCTGTTCTAGTTTGATTAACTTCTTGCGTTGTTTCTATTTGTGTTCTTTCTAAAACTCTTCTTGGTACACCAAATCTAAATGTTTGTTCTCTGACTCTAGATACGTTTCTATTACCAGTTTCTACTGGCGCACCTGTCCACATATCTTGCCATTCATTCCAAACCGTACCTAATTCTATTTCTTGTAAGTTAGGGTTACCTAAATTTTGAACCATAGTATCAAAAGAGCCGTTTCTGTTTATAATTAAATCAGGTGCTCTTTCTGTTTCTTTCCACTCATCTCCTGGTGGGTCAAGGTCAATTGTTCCCATCCAAGTGAATACATTGAAAGGGTTTACGTTTATAAATTTACTTGCAAAAGGTTGGTCAACTAAAGTTGCCTCTGAATAAGGTAGTGTAATTAAATCACCAGTTTTTTGATAATTAGCGGTAACTCTATCTTGTTCAGTAATTAGAGCACCATCAGCAAAACCTTTATCATCTGTCTCAACTAATTTTACTGCGTCCTCTTTAAATGTTGGTCTAACTTGACCTTGCGACATATCCATAGATACTTTGTAATCTAAATTACCAACATCACCTGTTCCGTGACCTGTAAAGTTATCTACTACAAATCCGTTTTTAAATCTATCAAAGCCATCTGCGTCTTGTATTTGTAAAGATTGTGCTTGTTGTTCTAATAAAGACAATTGAGTATAGTATTCAACATTTTCTAATCTCTTTTCAAGTTTACCAATGTCTCTCATTGTATATCTTCTATTGTCTTGATTTTCTACTTCAACTGCTTCTGGACTTAAAGTATAAGGCGCTAATGATATTGTGTATAAATGCATTGCGCTATCTAAACCTTTTGGAATTTGTGGGTCTAATGATGAAGCACCTTTAACAACTTTAAATTGGCCATCACTATCTAAAAATACTTTATCAATTCTTGATAAGTAATATTCAAAATCTGTTGCAACATCTTCGCCAAATTTTACAACATCAACAACTGAAGCACCTGCACCATCATAACTTCTATCTTGAACACCTGAACTTATTGTTGAAGCGTCATCTACTCTAGGTCTAAAATCTAAAGAGTCTCTTAACTGATAAGTTTTACCTGAAGTATCTGAAGTGTATGCTGGAATATTTGTATAATCTACAACACCTGCATAAGAGTCAACATCAAAATAATCTCCTGAACCGTGAGTAAAGAAATCAAAAGTAATTAATAATTGTCCAGTAGGAACTAATGCACCAGTTTTTAATTTAATTCTACCAATGTCATAGAAGTTATCTCTTTGACCATTATCTAATTCAAATCTATCTGTAATATCTACATCTGAACTTGTAGCAGTCGTACTAAAATCAGCTGACATTTTTACAGAATCTAAATTAAAGATATCTGCCTTACCTAGTGATATGATACCACTTTGTATTTCTGATTGACTAGTTGCTTGTTTTGTAGAATTATTTTGTAAAGTTTTTGTTTTTGAGTCTGCTATTGAACGATTTACCGTTGCAATGATTTTTAATTCTGCGTCTGCATATGCTGTACCAAAATCAAAGTCTAAAGTTTTACCTGTTGGCGAACCTGATAATGTAAATATTGGGTTACCATCTGCGTTATTACCTGTTAAACTTAATACGTTACCATTTGCACCTGCTGAAGCAGCTTTAATATCTCTGATTGAAACTATATAATCACCCTCTGATAAACTTACAAAAGTTTCATTGTTACCTGCTGAAATTTGTCCTGTACCTGAAGATAAACTTATTGCAAATTGTCTTCTTACTTTAAAGTTTGTATCTGTTAATCCAGAGTTTGAAGCTGTTTTTAAAGTTTTGATTGCGTCATAAGGCATTTTAAATACAGAAACATTTTTATTTGATTCTTGTAATTTTGCTCTTCGTCTAATTGCAATTGAAGATGATACTGCTGTACCACCTATTGCTGAGTCTAATTCTAAACTTGTATCTGAAATTATTGCGTCAACCGTTTTAGTAATAGAAGTACCTGCTGTATCACCAAAAACTATTTCATCACCAACTTTTAATTCAGTTGTAAATCTAGTACCAGAACCTATAACAATTGAACCTGAAGCAATACTTAAATTACCTGTTAGTGTAAAGTTTTCACCATATGTTGATGATAATGCCGTATCTGCTGTGTATGTTGGTGTTCCTGGTTGACCTATTTGTTTAACACCTGCAAATTCAAAACTTCTAGCACCTTTAAAACCTACCGTATCTGCTTGAATAACTGCTGTATTACCTGAAGTACCACCTGTTATTGTTGCGCCTGCACTAAAAGCACCTTGAACATTTGATAGAACTACAAGTCCGTGTTGAACCGTACCACCTGTACCTTGCGTGGTAACATTCATCTTTGTTGTACCATCAGACGAATATAATTCAAAAGTAGCTGCACCAGGATTTCTTACCGTAAATACTCTTGCTGATGAATCTTGAGCAACTGAATCAATCGCCATACCACCAACACTTGATATTGTAACCTGTTGGCCTTCTTTAAAATTATGATTTGAAGCAGTTGTAACCACACCAGGATTTGCAACTGATATGTTTGTTATATTTAATGACTCAACATTTGAAATACTTTCTACGGTACCTGTAGCACCAGTTGAACCATCTGTAATTTTTTCGCCTTGCGTAAATGCTTGTGCCGTTCTAATATTTAAATGAGTAAACATTTCTATATCAAATAAGAAATGTTTGAATATTGTATTTGTTATTCCACTTGAAGCAAAAGTAAATGCCGTTGGCGAACCTGTTGTATATTCAAAACCTCTTGTTTTTGCACGACCAATTGTATTTAAACTTGAAAGTAAACCGTTGTTTTCTGTTCCTCTAACTACTGATTTTTTAGAATAAAGATTTACAGCTTTAAAAGGTTCTACAATACCAGAAACACTACCTACATCTGGCGAACCGAAAACGTTATTTACAAATACATAATTACCTACATTAAATTTTGTGCTAAAATTATTTTCAGTATCAAAGTCTCTTGCCTTATCTACATCAACATAAGTTGTAGCAAGAGTTTCTATTTCATAACCTTTTACATATGCTTTTCCAGGAGATAAACCTAATGCAAGTTTAGCTTCGTCACCACCATTTGCACTTGCAAATATACCTCTGTTATTACCATTTTGTAAATGTTCTCTAATTTCTAAATCAAAATTTCTTACTGCGTAATCACCTGACTCATCAAAAGTACGTCTAGCAAACGTATCTTCTATTACATTATATTCAGTTGTTCTAACTTGGTTTTGTATAATACCTGCTTTTAATCTTAACAATTCAACAAAGTTATTATCACTAGCAGAAGCTAAAGATAATTTTGTTAAAGTTAAATCTATTTTAAATCTGTGAGCACCTGGAGCGTTTGTGTTTGATACGCCTTGAGCATTATCATTTAAACTTGGGTCAGCGTTGGGGGTTACGAAAGATTCTGAAACTTGTAAACCAATTCTATAAGATGGTGTGTTTGAATACTTATCTAGTATTAAAGTTTGTTCGGCTACTGATACGTGAAAACCATTTATATAATAAACACCTGCACCGATATAGGCAGCTGAACCTGTAAAACAATCTTCTACAACGGCAGAAACCGTGGTAACTTGACCTTGTAAAGTTGTTGAAACTGAAATTGTTTCTGTTGCTGTAAATTTATCGGTAGAACTATCTGTTCCTGAGTCTACATATTTTACATATAAAGTATTAGGGTCTGTACCATCTGTAGCACTAGTATTAACAACTATTGCTTTTACACCTGAAGTTTGACCTGTTAATGTAAGTCCAACAAAATCTGTTAAGGTAACACCAACGTTTTGTGAATCTGTAAATGAAGTTATTTTTACTGAATAGTAATTTAAGTCATAACCAATTTCACCTGGAATGACCATAGCACCTTTTTCAAATAGATGGTCAGAAACCCTTTCTATTTGGTTTTGTAAAATAGTTTGTGATTGTGTTAACTCTCTCGCTTGAACGGCAAATGCTGGTCTAAAAAGTATTCTATGAAACTTTTTATTTTCAGCAAAGTCATCATAATAGGGCGATAAGTTAAAATCAGTTGGACTTGGCATAGTCTGTTATCCCCTTAAAATTCTATAATCAACTTGATATTCTCTGTCTGGTCTGCCGCTCTTGTTATTGGTGCTCTGTTTTCTACATATAAAACATCACCTGAATCGTGGTCAATTTCTGGTACAGAATATCCTGAAGTTATTACAACATTGTTTACGGTTGAACTATTACCTGTGTCTGGTGTTCCGCTTCCACCACCTGTGCTTGAAACAACATTAGCACCAGAAAAGGCAGTTTGATTACCGCTTGAATCAATTCCCTCATTAGTGTGTCTAGTTTGTACGTAATATAATAATGCGTTAGTAGAGTCCCACTCTACAACTTTTCCTACTGCACCAGTTGAAGCTTGAGTAATTTTTTCATCTACTGCAAAAGTACCTGATACACCAGTTAATTTAATAACTCTTGTTGCTCTTAACGTTGTAGCAGTAGCAGCTGAACCACCCGATTTAGGGTCTCTAATTAAACATACTTTTCTAAAGTCGTTTGCAACTGAAACGTCACCAGAGTTTGCTGATTCTGTTCCTTCTAAACTTGTATTTGTCATTACAAAGAAAGCACCTAATTCTTGTACTGCATTTTTACCGTGTCCGCCTTTTGGTGGGATAATCACGTCTAATTCTGCACCAACAAGGTTAGTAGCACCTGCAGCTACTATCTGAGCATTACTAATTGTTCCAAAAGTATAACCTGTTCCTGCTGTTGTAACCGTTACCGCTGTAATCGCACCTGAAGTTACCGTTACCGAAACTTTTCCTCCAGTACCATCACCTTTGATATCAATATTAGTGTGAGTACCATCTGTACCACCTGAACCAGCAGTTTTAATTTTTACTACATCAATTGCGCCATCTACAGCATTTGAAGATACTGAACTATTTGTAGAAACTGCCATAAAGTCAGTTGATAAAAAGTTTGATTGTTCAGAAGCAGATAACGTGTACATAAATTTCCATTTGTAACCATCAGCAGTTGATAATACAATTGTGTCTGTACCAGTTGGTTCTACCGTTGAGGCAGAGTTGTTATTATTATCTAAACATTTGTAAACGTTTCTTGCTGAGTTTAGTACATAAAAGTTTGCGTCAAATAAATTAAATACACCACTATTAGCTGATTGTTGAGTTGTTGTGCCAGTAATTCTTTCGCCATAGTCGTGTCTGTAAATATCGTATGTTGTGCCAGTTATCCAGTTTCTTCTTGGTGCTACGAAAGCGACATCTGAACTGGTTACTCTTTTTACTGCTAATAAGTCATCATAAGTAAATGACTCTGCATTTGCATTGTCGGCTGGTGTAATTGGTAAAACATCTGTACCTTGATTGTCTGTTCTACTATCACCTCTAGTAGCAGTTGAGAAAGGTATTGACCTTCCGATACCTAGGTAATATACATTACCTGAAGCTTCAGAGAAAGACTCTGAAAATTGTTCGGAATTGTGTATTCTAAACTTGTTTGTTATAATTGCTGGCATATTTCTTTTTCCTTAATCAATATTTATAATACTTTTCACTATGTTATGTTAATGTTTCCTACCATTGCACCGTGTGATGTACATTGATAATAAAGAGTTGCTGGACTATCCATTGAAACGTGAAATATTATTGCACCTGAAGAAGCACCATTATTGGTAACTCCTGTATTATACGCTGTACCACCTGTACCGGTTGTTGATTGTATTCTGAATGGGTGTGAACCACCAGAGTTGTTAATAAAGTAATAAGTTTGACCTTTTTTTAAATGTAAATCAGGATTATCACCTGAAGTTGAAGGGAAACCTGCACCTGTAAATCTGTAACCACTTGAACTATTACTTGTTACCAATAATTGTGATACTGGTGTTTGTGCTTGTACCCAACCAGAACCATCATAAACTAAACTATCACCAGCAACAGGTGATGAAACGGTAACATCTGTAATATCGTTTAATGCACTTGAACCACCAGTTATTGTAATAGTTTTTGTTGTGCCTGTTCCTGTAGCGGTCACAGCAGAACCTACAAAGTTTAAAGTAGTTGCGCCTGTTGATAGAGAAGAACCTTCTTCTTGTACCGTTATTGCGCCAGCTGTTTCTGCTCCTGCTTCCCAACGAGCAGTTGATGAATTCCATTTTAATACGTTACCATTAGCAACACCAGTTTGGAATACGTTTGAAATTTTTTCTAATAATGAGTTTTCTGATAATACTTCTACCCAAGCACCAGGTGTAGCAAATTTAAGTATTTCATTTGTTTCATCTACTGCTAAAGAACCTGAATAAGTTGAGTTGCTAGGAAAACTAGGTTCGTTTGCAAAGTTAAATCTAACTTTAGAACCTGAACCAGTTTGGTCAATTGTACCTGTACCTGAAATTGAAGATGAACCTGTTAAATTAAAATTACCTGTACTTGTTAAAGTATCTCCTAAATTTACAGAAGCATTACCAATTGTTATTGATGAATTGGCCAAGTTTGCATTTGTAATACCTGCCGTACCTGATAAGTCAGAGTTTGTTAAGTTTGATACGTTTAAGGTTACCGTATTTCCAGTTACCGTTGATGATACAGAACCAGTACCTATAATAGATAATGTTTCTCCTAAATTTACAACATCTGTTGTTGATGTATTATCTCTAATTGTAATACCAGAGTTAACTAGTGAGGAG